AGTCGCTCCACTGCGCCGTACCCGACAGTGTCGTCGAGTAGCCCGAAGCGAAGTTCGCAGCAGTCGTGACTTGCGTCTGCATCAGGATCTCGCGACCCAGCCAGATCTTGCTCGTCACGAGCTCCGTACCGTCGCGATCAGGTGCGAGCGGAGAGTCGACGTTGGTGCGCTCTTCGTCCGTCACTGGAATCTGGAGCGAGTGCTCCCGAGCGAAGTACTGGTCGAGCGAGATCGTCAGACCTGGGATCTCGTTCGCCTCGGTACCTGGTGCTCGGTAGTCGCCACCAGGCTCGAGTGACCAGCCCTCACGTCCGAAGATGTAGTACTTGTCGCTCTGCTTGAGGATGTCGACGCGTGGGTACAGAGCCTCGCCGACGTAGCCATTGTTGGGCCACGCCACCGAGATCTGCGTCAGCACGACGTCGATGTGGGTGTTTCCACCACCTCTTGGGTCGTAAACAGCCATGTCTGTGCCCCTCTCCTTACGGCGCGACTGCGCCGGGGGTCAGCTGCAGTTCGACCTGGTCACCCTGGGCGCTTGCAGCAGTGAGTGTGTAGCCGATCTGGTTCTGCCCCGTTGTGGCAGCGACCACCCGACCGACGTTGTCTGTGGCGACCCGCGTCTTGCGTGCAAGTGCACCTGCCGTGCCGTTGATGGCACGCGTACGCCCCATCACTCGGACAGCTGCGATACGACCGAGAGTCGCATCAGCGGACGAGATGGTCTCTTGGCACACACCGTCCGCGAACTGGTTCGCTCCGTCGCACTGCTTGCACGCAGTGTCAGACGTTGCGACGACAGCTCTGAACTGTGTGATCGCCGTTGTGGCTTGCAGTGACTTGTCGAGGATATGATCCATCGACTACACCTCCTCGCGCTGAGTGGACTCGCGCCGGTACGCTTCCCAGACGTCTGGGTGCTCGCGACCGACTTGCTCGACTGCATCCGGGTAGGAGAGCTTGCCTTCGCTCGCCTTGATGGCTGCTTCCGTGAGCTCGGCGAACTGCTTCGAGGCACTCTCGCCCGTGCGCGGACCACCCCTGGGTGCTCCACCACGCTCGCCGAGTTCCACGATGCCGTCCTTGACGATGGCCTTGACAAGGTTGTACAGCTTGTCCGACAAGGCCTTGGGAGCCTCGACCATGATCTCGGACAGGAGCGTCCTTGCTGCAGGAGACACAGTGAAGTTGGCATCTTCACTGAGCGTTGTCATCTGCAGACCAACCTCAGACAGCCTGTTCGCTGCCTCGAGCTTGGCGAGACGTTCCACCAGCTCACTAGCCTTGACGATCGTTCCGTCACTGAGCTTGACGTTCTCCGAAGCCAGAACAGGCTCGGGAACACCAGGCGTCGGTGGTGCGTTGGTTGGGGCCGGAGGCGTCGGCGCTGGGGGCGTCGGAGGCGCGGGCGGCTGATTCGTGGGAGGAGCTGGAGGCGTAGGCGGAGTGGGCGGTTCCGTCTCGACAGCGGCGAGCTGCGCTTGCAACTCGACATCCGTTGTCTGATCCGTGAACTCGATTCCGAGCCGCTTGGCCAGCCGCTCCAGAGCGGCTCGATCCATCAGGTGTTCTCCTTCATTTGCTTGAATGACCTCCGAGAGGTTGATTGGCAGGATGTCCTTGAGGAAAGGACGATTGGTGATTGCCCCTCCGAACAGAACATCCTTGAACTGCTGTCCCGTTGCTGGGTTGGTCCACTCATCAGCGAACTCAGGACTGAAGTACCTGTACTGCTTGTCCTTCAGTGCCTTGTATGCCTCGGTGGTCCAGTCGACAAGGGCCCAGAGACCTTGCTGACCACGATCTTGGAGCTGCTTGATCCAGCCTGCGGCACGACCACTGTGATCCTTGTGATCGTAGTCAACGTCGAGTTCGATCTGGCGCACGTTGTCTGTGAAGTTCTTGACGAACTGCTGAACGCGTGACGGAGTGATCTTGATGTCTCCGTACAGCGGGTGCTTCCACTCACCAAGCGGGAGCACCTGGATCCAGGTCGACTCGGTCGGATCATCGAAGGTGAAGCTGCCGAGATCAATCGCAAAGCTTTGACCCCGCTTGGCACCCTCAAGAACTGGCATCGCGAACCTCCTTACACCCGAGTATATAGTGTACTTTCCTTGACGGCAAGGATAAATGATACCAATGTATCACGATCCTACTCCCCCACCAGACTTATCAGTTCCTGGGGCACTCTTTCCTGTGCCCTGACCTGCTGCTGTTGATTGCCTTGGCGGGCCAACATTAGGAGGCGCAGGCGGCGTAATAGTATTCTCTCCTTCAACAGGTGGAGGCCCAGTAGGAGCTTGCTGCGGCGTAAGAACTTGTCGCGCAGTTGCATCATCTGCTGGAGGTAGATCCATTTCATCTCGGATCCAGTCCTCGAGCGGATCGTCAGGAACAATCAATCCAGCACCAATGAAGTTACGCATCGCAAAGCTGAACGTACGCCAATCGCGTGTGTCACCAATACGGCGCACACGCAACTCAGGGTAGTCAGTAACGTTCGGCCAGTTCCAGTTGACCAACTGAGGAATGCAGTGCTTGTTGAAGATGTCACGAATGATGTCTGCAACGAACCTCGTCGCCTTGAGGAACAACTCTGGATCGGAACGTTGATTCGCTTCCGTCTGAGTGTTGAGGAACGGCGCCAAGATGTTAGCTGCGATCATCTCGTTGTGATGCGTTGCACTCGCAATGGCATCGACCGCTTGGCCTTCCATCTTGAGCATCATCACAACCCAGTTCGGAGGAAGCACGATATGCGCCTTCTCGTTGCCTCTGAGATTACGACCGATCTCGTCCGCGAGCCGCATGTCGGTCTCGTTGAAGTTCGGAGGCAGCTGAATCACTGGCACACCAATGCCGTGGCGTTCCTTCTGGATCGCATCGATCTTGTACAGGTTCTCCTTCATGAACCAGTGCTTGTAAGCACTTCGGAGAACTGACGTGCCCGTCATGTCTCCACCCTCTTTGTCGTAGGTGAAGACCAACAGCTTCCAGATCGGAATGTAGACCTCAAACACTCCCCCATAGGGATCGTGCCTGTACATCGTCACGCCCTTGGGACCACCATGATCATCGAAGTCCCACAAGTACACGTCGAGCGGATGTCGTGCAGAGAACTTACGAATGATGATCTTACCATCCTGCTCATCGAACACCTTCTCGAACATGTAGTAGCCGTAGTCCAACATCAGTAGGATCTCGACGAGCATCTGCGACCAGCTCATCGTCATCCACTTCTGGAAGTTGTTCCAGATGAAGTCTGCAATCTTCTGATCGCGCTTCGAATCTGATGCAGGAGACATGAACCAGCGACCTGCAAGAACAGGAGTCTTGACTAGGCGAAGCGAGCCCCGAACCTGACCGTCACCCTTACGCATCTTGTCGTAGACCATCAACCCCTGCTTGCCACGCAGTTCTGGATTGTAGTCCTCACGGAGCATGCCCGTCCAGATACTCTGACCTGTAGAACCAATCTCGTCAAGAGACGGCTTCGCAGGCGACGAGTCGAGCAGAGGTGAATCGGTAGCTACGACTGTAAGCGCATTGTCCAGCATGCGCACAGGCTCGAATCGTGTCTGCAGTTCTGCTAGCGAGATCGTGACGACGTCAAGCCGGGCCCCGATGCTTTCGAGCTCCACAGGCCCTGTGAAGATGTTGTCGGGCTGGACAGGCTCGTTTGTATCCGACATCAGAACTCCTTGTTCATGGTGAAGAAAGTGTCACCTTCGCTGGTGCCCAAGCCTGTCAGCTCCATCAGGCCTGCTACTTCCTCGAGGTGGTGGCGAGCGCCTAGTTTGAAGATGTGCATCAGTGCGTAGCGCAAGGCGTCCAGGCAGTGATCGTCTACATCACGTGCGACCTCACGAGCGTTCAACCCACGAGCACCTTCCTTGGCGCGGTAGTTGCTGAACTCTCTGATAGTGTTCACACACGAAGGATCGACAAACAACTTTGGTTCACAGAGTGGCGTGCCGTACTCATCAGCCACACCCACTTGGTACTCACGCAGGTGTGACTTGACAAGATCGATGCCTTCGCGCCAGTTCTTCTTACTTTCAGGCTCTGCGAGACACGGTGCGAACTCTTGTGACACAAAGACTGCAGCTTCAGGATCTGCTGCGTCACCGAACGTGCAATCGATGTGGTAGCCTGGAGGTTGTGGTCGATTGCGGAGTATGTTTAGGTGCTCCCACAACGTTGTGTACGACTTGTAGTGCTCGCGCCAGATGTACACGTTGTCGAACGGATCGACTTGGAACTCGACTGCTGCTAGTGGGTTAGTGAAGCCCCAGTCGAAACCGATATAGTTATCCCAGGCAGGATTCCAGACATGGTTTCTGATGTGTCGCGTATCATCCCACTCGTCGTAGATCTTGCCCACGAACGATGCGAAGTCTGCACCGTACTCCTGCATGAACCACTCTGGTGCTGTAGTACGTTCGACTTGTAGGATCTCAGGATCTTCGCGTCCACCTGGGTAAACGTATGGGTTCTCCCACGAAGGGAAACGCCATGATGCGTAGTCAGCAAGGAGTGGATCAGCGTTCTGACCACTCAACCAGAGGTCGTACAACCAGTTCTGACCTTCAGGTGTTGTGGGGAAGTCTGCTCCTCCACGTCTGTCTGATAGCGATGGGCGAATGAAACGTTCCCACGTCTCCATATGGTGCTTTGCAGCCTCAGACATGATGACGTGATCGAGACCTTCACCAACGAGTGTCTCGGGATGTGTAGCGCTGCGGACCTCAAGTCGAGTCTGCCAGGGCATCTCGATGAACATCTCACCAGTACGTTTGTTGTACGCCTTCTTGACTCGCTTGTTCTTACCCAGCTGCAGCTTGATGATGAGATCGTCCCAGAGCGGCCGGAACTCCTTCTCACCCAGATCGTAGGTTGGTCCTACGATCCAGAAGTAGCGCTTAGGTAGGAACATCTTCGGTTGGAGATCATGTGCAGCCATTGTCGACTTGCCGAACCGGCGACCACAGCATGGGACACGGAAACGTGCAGGACTGTTATGGTACAGCCACTGCTTGTCATGAGGTTTGTAACCTACCTTGTCCCATAGTGTGGCACGATCTGCGACAAGCTCAGTCATGGCAACCATCCAGCAACTGCTGCGTTGATAAGCGTGTATGCGATCGATGCACCTGCTGCTGTCCAGTGGGTTCCGTCGCTGTAGTACGTAGTGTCTGCGTTGTTCGAAAGATGTGTATCACCCGCAAGGTCGACGGTCGCATCGAATGCATGAGAAGCGTCTGCGAGGATAAGAGGATTTAGTGCAACACGTTGCGCTTCCTCGGGCGCACCTAGCAACGTTGATGGTGTGATTGTACACGCAGCGATCTTAGCTGTCTTACTTGCAGCTACAATAGCTGCACGCACTGCTGTTGCGTAGGAGACAAAGTCTGAATACGTTGTTGCTGCCGTATCTTCTTCCTTGTACAGATCGCTTGTGCCGCCGAGCATGATGTGAACAACTGTCGACGTAACACCTGCTAGTAGCGGGTTCACACGCTTCGTACGTGACGCATCAAGCACTGTCCATGACATACCACTGATCCCAACAAGCTTGACCGAAACTGTTGGGTGATTCGTACGCATCAAGTCGAGATAAGTGGGGCCGCCTACAGGAACGAAGTTGAGCGACTGGCCATCGCCTAGAACTGCGTGCGAAGCAGTCTTCCCAGGTGAAAGTGCCATCAGCCGAACGTCACGACGATTCCGCCACCAGGTGATCCAGCACCACCTGTTCCGCCAAGGGTGCCGTTGACAGATGCAGCAGCTCCACCAGCACCGGAACATGCGCTTGCGGCCCCACCGTTCTTAGACCCGACGACATTGGTGCCGCCGCCAGCGGCAGACCCCGGACCCCAAACGATTGATCTAACGCCCGCTTGTGCTGCAGTTCCCCCAGTACCCGCAGCGCCACCGAGAACAG